GTACTGATTCAGTCATTGCTGGTGCTGCTAGTGTTTGCTCACCTTCTGCGCCTGGCATAACGCCATTGTCGTTACCTAATGCAATACCGAGACCATTTACGTCTGTGCCTACCGTCCATGTGTCCAGTGTTAGAGCACCTTGATCTACAGCGTCAAAGCCTAGCTCGACACTAACTGCTTCGCCTGCACTAACATCTAAGTCGATGCCCATTGTGCCAGCCCAGTTTCCTGTCAATGCATCTTCTGCAAAGTCTAGTGAAACTTCACCACCAAGATTAAACGCAGGCGCTGGTACAGCATCCTGTGCAAATGCAGTACCAGCCATGCTAAATACCGCTACAGTAGATAAAATAAGATTTTTCATTTTTTGTCTTTCTTTCGTAAACTAGGGCAGCTCAGTGCTGCCCCTTTTTTGTTATACTAATATAATTATCATTTTTCAATACAAAATCAAGTGGATAAAAAATTTTAAACCACTAGTGTTGTATTAATACAACAATTATTTTTTGTATGTTTTTGAACCTGTTACAAAGTTATAGAACAGCTCTGCTGCTTCTAGCACCTTGTCTGCGCCAGGAACTTCTGGCATTGCAACTTCAGTTACAATTTCATCACCATCTTTTTTCATTGAAGTTTCAAACTGACCCCACTTGGTATGATAGTCTTGCCACATTTGGCTTTGTGCCATTTCTAATACTTTAGTGCGGATTTCATAGCCACTCTTATTTGACTTAAATGATGGCGCTGTTGGCGGCATCATTTTTTGAAAACCTTCAAAGAATTTTTGCGGCTCCATGCCTGTTGTTTTATAAAGTTCGCCGAATTTTTCAGCCATCTCTGTCATTTGTTTTGTATCAAACATTTTATTTTCTCCTGTGTATGTGTGTGTGCAACGATTCTGTTGCCAGGTTCGTTGCCAACCCCTACTTACCTAAATTAGGCAGCTAGTGCCATTTCTGGCGCATAATTGTCGTTTGCAATTATAGTGTTTGACCAATAACGCAGTCATCCGGTTAACTCCACTTCACTCGCACACCTGTCGATCCTAGTTCAGCCCCATAATAAAAACACTTATCTAAATGTGTTTATGGTGGAGCTGTGGGGTACTGCCCCCCAGTCCAGTATGTGTTTACGTTGCTTCAACGCTAACAGTTTATTTATACAGCCTTTGTTTGATAATGTCAACCGCTCTTTGACTAAGAACAATTTCATAATGATTGCGGTCCACTTGTTCGTATTTTACATCTGTTCTGCATGTCATACTTTTATAGGTAACTATGCCATCATTGCGACCACTGAGCCAAGGCACATCTCCCACTGTGGTTAGTACCTGTGTCCAAGGTATTGTGATTGGTGTACGTCTACTGTCTCGTATAAAACTGCTAGTAGGAGCAATGTCCCTGAACAGTTGATATCCAGGATTTAACATGCTGCCCCAACTGGCTATTTCACTGCCACCAAAAGGAGTAGCAAGACTAACACACCCAACGCTGCGACCTTCGAAATGTTTTTGCAAATATGTTGCGTATATGCCACCCAAACTGTGTACAATGTAAAAGAATGGTCCTTTTTCATTTTCTAGTGTGTCGTACATAACCTGCAAGTTGTCTTTTGCAGTTGTACTTTTATCATAGTTTAGATACAAGGGTTTTTTGGCACCGATGCTTTTTTGCACAAATGCAAAACTGCGCTCACTTGCAGTGGCGCCGTGTATGTATACAATCTTCATACTAGTATTTAACAGTTAAAAATTCAAATAATCAGTTGTTCTTTGAACAGCACTGTTTTGAATACCTTGTTCCCACTGGTCATTTGGATTGCTCCAAAAATATTGATTGGTATAAGGACAATTGGTCCACAGCATTTTTCCATTGGTTCTGCTACCAACAACTTCACTTTCTAATTGTCCAGCAACCCAACTACATCTACCTATTATAATTCTAAAACGCCCTGGAAAGTTTTTAGAATTTAACATATCTATCATTTGTTTGTCTCTAGTGACATATAGATTGTCTTCTATTTCTTGACTACTGTTTAACCTCAAGTCTCCGCTGTGTAAAACATATGCACTGTTAATATCAACAGGACCGCCATAAAATATAGGAGCATTGATTGCTAACTGTATTCCTTTTCTCAGCCTGACACTGATTCTATTTTCCAATTCTTTATTAATAATCCATCCACTAGCACCATCGCCGTCATGCTCCTGAAGATAAACAACACTTTTTTGAAAGTTATTGTCTGTCAAAGGAGGTAAGCTAACCAGCATTTGTTTTTCAAAATTCATTTTGTTTTTCCAAAATCAATATCAAAGTTAACTCCACCGTGTTGCAGTTCTTGTGCTAGTTGGCATACATCATCAAACAATGCTTGACATGCTGCACGATCATAAGTTCCTTGTACACGATAACGTTCTCTGTGTAAAGCCAATGCTTTTTCATGCAGTACTTGGGCTTTTTGATATATTGCTTCTACACTATGGGTCATGCTTAATCCTGTTTAGTTGTATTATACACATATTTAACCGTTTGTCAATAAATACAACTGGAGAGAGAACATGGACGCAGAGATAATGAACGCAGGCGAGGTGGGCCTTGAAGTCACCAATTTGATAATGCCATTTATAAGTGCATTACTTGTTTTAGTCATAACATTGTGGTTTAAAGATTTTGCAACTAAGATTGCAAAAGGCATGATGTTTAAGATGAACAAAGCATTTAACGAAGGCGATACAGTAATATTGGATGGCAATGAGGCACTAATTGTCAAAATAGGACTCAGCGAAACTGTGTTCGGGGTGTATAGCGACAGAGGTTATACTTGGCGTTACGTACCTAACGAGCGCATCCCTATGTTAAAACTTGAAAAAGTAATTAACAAAGATCTCCATTTAGATACTGAAGCTGAAAAAGCCGCTAAACTTCAATCAATGATTGATAGTGTGCAAGACAGCAAAATCAGTGCAAATTCAGAAGCTATTGAGGAGATCAAGAATGGCTCTAAAAAGTGAGTTTAGCTATGCTAACGCACTAGAATGTGCAAACCTAAGTAACCTTGCGTACAAAGAAGAGAAAGCCTTTAAAGAAGCTGCCACTGCCTTGGGATACAAAAACATCAAATACTTTAATGTAGATGGTGCTCAAGCATATGGTATGAGTCAAGGCGATTACATTGTATTAGCTTTTAGAGGTACAGAACCTACTCAGTTCAATGACGTTAAAGCAGACTTGAATGCACTACACGTTAAGAACGAACTAGGTGCTGGTCGTGTTCACAAAGGATTCAAAAAAGAAGTTGATGATATTTGGGATCAAATTGAACAATGGATTGCAAAACGTAATTTCAAACAAGCATATACAACAGGACACAGTCTTGGAGGTGCAATGAGTACTATTGCTTGTAGTAGATTACCAGAAGGTACAATTTGTTATAACTTTGGTTCTCCACGTGTTGGCACAGATGCGTGGGTTAAAGAATTTAACAAAAAGTTTACATTGCATAGATTTGTTAATAACAACGATATTGTACCACGTGTACCGCCTGCATTTTTATTCTATCGTCATGCAGGCAATTTACACTACATTAATACCTACGGGCAAATTCGTAACAGTACCGTATGGCAAAGATTAAAAGATAGATTCAGAGGATATAGAATAGCATGGGCAAATCGCAAATGGTTCGACAGTATCGAAGATCACGGCATGCCAAATTACATCAATAGAATTGCTAACTTTATCAAATAAAAGGATTACCCCTAGCCCAAGCTACTAGACTTTTTCTCGTTCCTTGGGTTATAGGGGTGATTCGATGAGCTAACATACTAGGAAAAAATACTGCTTGATTTCTTTTAAGTCTCATAGTACCAATTGATGAAAATTCAAAATCTCCTCCTTCGTAGTCCTCAGTAAGTAACACACTAGCACTTAATTTTCTAATAGGGCTATTATCATAATTATGAGGAGGACCGTCAGTATGCCAATTGAAAAATTCTTGTTGCTTATATTCGGTATGTTGTATAGTTTCGATAAACTGTAAATCAAATTTAAATTTCGAATTGTTAACCCAAGAGAACGCATCTCCTAGTTTTTTATAAATTGGATTAATAGATTCATTATCGTCTGCTGATAGCCATTTCACTGTGCTAGAGCGAACTTCATTATTTTTTGCCATTTTATCTAGTTCTGCCTGATTTCCTACCTCTGCTTCGATTGATTCAGTATTGTTTGCAATTTGCTCTATCAGTGACAGCTCAGATTCATCAAATACATTGTCTAGTATAAAATACCAATCAGTGTTTTGTACATTAGGATTTTTAAAATAAAACATTTTTCTATCAAATAAAATTAGGGCCACGTGCCCATGCAATAAGACTTTGCCTATTTCCTTGAGTAATAGGACTTACTGTGTGAGGCATGAAACTAGGAAAAAATATTGCACTGTTTCTTTTTATCTTCCCCACTTCCCATCCATGTTGTTTGCTAGCAAAACTAAATTCACCACCTTCATAATCTTCATTGAGCAGTATACTACAACTAATTTTCCTAATAGGGCTGTTATCTGGTTTTTTCATTACGTCATCGATGTGCCAATCAAAATGGTCATCTTTGTCATAACTCAAATGCTGTAACGGTTCAATAAAATCTAATGCAAACTGAAATTTTGTGTCATTAACCCATCTAAAAATATTGGCTAGAGTATTATACACATCCTGCATATCGTTTTCGTTTGCAAGCCAGGTTGGTGTATTTTTTCTAATTGCATCTTGAGGTTGTGTGCTGGGATCTGTGTTTTCTACTGCTTGGTTAATAATGTCAATTTGTTGTTCACTGAAAACATCATCTACAACAAAGTGCCAAGTACTATCAATTGCTTCAGGATTTCTTAAATATATCATAATTTAAAATAACATCTATATCGGTGTTTGTCAACCGCCTGGAACAAATTTATTTTTTGGTTTGTACCAAATTTTCTGTTGATGTATTCTGCCGAGAAGTTCTTGTATCTCATGCATTTCATCTTTTAATTTTGTTGAAGTTTCTCCTTGAGCAATAGCTAATCCTCTACGACCAGCCTTTGCTCTTAGTGCTTGTTCAATAATTTCAATATCTCTTACGTTTAAATCAAACTTTAGATTTGGTTTCATTTAATATCTCTTTTGTAATTTTGTTTGCTGGCATACAAGCCACATTTACTATTGTATCATTGAATCCTGCAACATCAATAACTTCTATAGCAAGTCTATCACTGTTAGCAGGATTGATGATATACTGTTTACATTCATTTTGTGTTTCGAATTGCAGTGTCTTGACGGCAAACGGATCTGCTTCTAACATTGCAAACACAATAAGCCACTTCATAATTTAATCCATTTTACTTTTGCATAATGAGCGTCTAACATGTCTTTGTAGTCAATGGCATCAAGCACATTGTCAAATACTTGTGATACTGTTTTGTTATTGAAATATCCTATAATTCGAATCATGTTCTATTGCCTCTTAGTGCAAAGTACATTCCACCTACCCATAATAGTACATGGAAGTTATCATAAAGTATCACGTCCCAGAAACTTGCTGGCTCTCCGACCCAAATCACACCTGTCATAATACCTGTGATAGTTATGCCACTAAACCTTGTTATCAAGTCTCCTAGTTCTTTTAGCCAGTTCTTTGTATATGATAACAGTCCTCCCATTATCAAACCAACTCCACTGCCAATTTCACCCAGAACAACAAAAGTCCAAACCAACAATGTTAGTTCAAATCCCGCTGCGGTATCAGCATCGATTGGCCATTTGTCAAAGCCTTGCTGTAGGAATATAACAATTAGTGGAATGCGTATGAGCCAGTGGCTCATACAAAATTCAGGTATACGTGATGTGACTGCTGATATCATGGCAACGCCTTGAGTAATTCAGCCAATTTCTTTTTTGACTTGCCTGTTACTCTGGCATCACGAATAGCATCTACTGCTTCTTGTGTTAGGTCACCTACAACCACAATGGCAATCATACCCATTGACTTGTGTGGTGTGCATTGATATAGATACACGCCTGGTGTATCAAATGTATATGAGTATTCTTTTGATAGTTTTGATTTCTTTGGTGCTTCCCAACCATCTGGGCCTGCGATAAATTCTACATTATGACCTTTTGATGTTGGAATCCATGTGATTGTAGTGCCAACTTCTACTGCTGCAATGTCGGTACCATAAACCATCTTGGCTCCGTCGTCTCTTTTGTTTAGCATTTCAATAGCTATATCTCCTGCATATACAGGAAAAGACATAGCCATTAAAACTGCTACAGTAATTGATAGTAGTTTCATTTGTTGTCCTTTACGTTAAGATTACTTGGAGAATACTGTTCTGAATTGTATCCTGATCCTGATCCGTCGACTCCGCTGTTGCATCCAACAACTACTAATAATAAAAAGAAAGCAGACCAAGCTGTTACACGTTTACTCCAAAGAATAAAACCGTCCATTGCTTGTTCTGCTTGTTTTTGTGCTTGTTGTGCTGGGGTCATTGACATAAATCCTCATATCTAGTTGTATGATGACGATGTCGACTTAGATCTCTTTCCCAATCAATAGCACCGCTAACGGAAAAGAAGTTCAAAAAGAATTTTATCATACTTGCCTCCTATACTATAATATATAGTACATCGAAACTGAAAAATCAAGAGTTTCGATGTACTTTATAGTGCGTTAAATTGTAGCGGCAAATTATTTAGATGATTTAATGCTGTTAATTTGCATCATGCAGTGTTTTGCTTCTTTGTAGTATCCCAAAGATGCAAGGTGTGCTGCGGCTCTGCTATATCCAACAACTTCACACCACTTATTAAAGCTTCTACCAAATCCGCGAAACGGATTTACGAGTGTGTTCATTACTATTGCAGTCATTACACCCATCCTTTTAAATTGGCGTTTACTTCGTCTGCGTAATGCTTGTCTGCTAGATATCTGATGTCGCAACGTGCAATTCCAATATCATTTAATTCCATATCAGAAAGTTTGCTTAGTTCTTTGATTGTTGCATTTCTACCTTCGCGGGCTTTTAGTTTTACTTCTAGATTTTTAAACCAGGTAGCTACCCCTTTAAGTCCTACCCAGCCAAATGTATTTGCTACTAGTGTAGTCATTTCGCTATTCCTTTACAATTTTATGTTGATGCTTGAGGGAAGCAATACCCCGGTCTCTTCCGGCGTCACCACTTGTAAGGCATGGGATATGCCCTAGTCTTTCCTAGTGCCACTCATTTTTTCTGAGCTGAGGTCGCTCTGTTGTGTTAACAATTTTATTTATAATTATAGTACAGCAATTCTGACCTATTAGCTACAGCAAAGATTAAAAAGACGTTATGCATTTTGTGCATAGCTTATTTTAGTTTGAAACCAATACGGCCTTTTTGTCCTGTTGCAAAATAAGTCTTGTTGACCAACTGCGGAGCACCTTTGAACACTGCTGGAAATTTTGTATAGTACTCCATTTGTACAGCATCTCTACCACTTGCTTTGGTTGCTTTGGTCACCAACTGTACATATTCATTGTTGTTTAATACTTCTAGCATTGCGTTTTTAAATTCTTCATTGGCATTTACTGTAGGTATAATCGAGTTCATTACCGCTGTTAGTGCATGCCAAAATACTCTGTAGTCTGGTCTGTCTTGTGTACCGCTAGCAATACCTTGTGCTTGTGTCATTTGCTGTAAACGTCCGCTTGGCAAATCACCAATGTTTTGTGTGCGCTTGTCCAAGTTTGCCATTGCTCTGATATCATCATCGTCAATAACGTTTAGCATACGTGCTACTTTGAGTGGACCGTTTACACTACTTTCAGTTGCTAGTAATTCGATAATCTTTGCACCTTCTGGAAAACGTTGCTTTACGTCATCTGTCATTTGTTTGTAAATGCCGCTAAGACTGCTAGCCGCTCCGCCGCTTGTGCTTATCTTACTAGAGATTTGAATACTACGTCCGTCTGCTGTGCGAATCACACTGTCAATCAATTCCATTGCAGTGTCTTGAGGAAACATTACACTGCTTCCGTTGAGATTGCTTATTCCAAACTGTTGCATCATTTTAGCAGTATCACCACTAACACTTGCTGGGTTGCTCATGAGTGCAATTGGTCCCAAGTATTCGCCGCCATACTTTTGCAATACGTTGTAGTACTTCATACCACCTATAATAGGTTGTTTTTGTCCACGCTGTGCCTGATCAACTGCTTCACTCATCACTTCACCAAGATCACCTAAACTTTGTGTACCTTGTTTGATTTGTTGAGCCAATTGGTCTGCACTTCGAAAGTTTTCATCTGGCACCAAATCACTTGGTTTGATTGGTACACTTTCTTGTTCAGCACCCTTACTAAACTTGTATCCTCTGAGTGTCTTCCACATAGTGTGTACACCTTGTGGTGGGATAGCTCTGATGTAACGCACCCATGTTTGACCTTTGCCGTCCTTGTCAGTTACTGTTGCAAGTATAGCGGCTCTAGTACCACTGTTGGGTTTATTGTCATCAATTCGTGTGTTTGTGTCTGGTATAGCACTGTCTACAGCCTGCATCATTTGATCCATATCTTCATATGAATCAGCGCCTTCATCAGGTAATACTCTAATATCTTGTATTGTGAGTATGTCGTTAGGATCTGTATCGCTAACGTATGTTTCGCCAGCCGCTCTCGCAGTCACACCTCTGGATTCTGATAATAGTTCAAATGCTCTCATGCAACTATTTATTAATTTCCAGTCGTTGTGCTTTCGTATGTTCGATTGAATTGATTGTGTACTTTGATAAAAGTCGTACACTTAGCAAGTTGCTTGAGTTTTTGAGCACCTACATATGTTAGTGTACTGCGCACACCTCCAAGTATATCTTGCAGTGTTACAATTACAGGACCTCTATAAGGCACCAGCACTGTACGTCCTTCGCTACTACGATAATCTTTAAGTCCGTCAAAGTGTTTGTCGTTGGCAGTTTTTGAACTCATACCGTAGAACTGTACAAACTTCTTTTCTTCTAATTTAGGTTTATTGAGTGTTTCGCTATTAACATCGTACACCATTTCATTTGTTTGATAATATTTTACGATTACTTCGCCGCCACCTTCATCGTGTCCAGCCAGCATCCCTCCAAGCATAACAAAGTCAGCTCCTCCAGCAAAAGCCTTAGCCACATCGCCAGGGCATGTACATCCCCCATCAGCGATAATATGGCCGCCCAAGCCGTGAGCGGCATCAGCACACTCAATAACAGCACTAAGCTGAGGATAACCAACACCCGTTTGAATCCGAGTAGTGCAAACACTACCAGGACCAATGCCCACTTTAACAATATCGGCTCCACTTAAAATTAACTCCTGTGTTTGATCTGCGGTAACTACATTGCCCGCAATGATTACAATTCCTGGGTACTGTTGTCTAAATTCTTTAACGTATTCTATAAAACGTTGACTATATCCGTTTGCAACATCAATGCAAACATATTTGAGTTGGTCTCCAACTTGTTCATAAACTGTTCGAAACTTGTGTTGATCTTCGTCTTTGATACCAATGCTCATTGCAACGTACTCTTTGCGCATGGGCATGTCACTGTCAAAGTAATCAACTAATTGTTGTACACTATAGGTTTTAACAAGACAAGTAAACACTTTAAACTCAGCTAGTCTATCAGCCATTTCAAATGTGCCAACTCCATCCATGTTACTTGCCATAATAGGAATACCTTCATAATGATATTCATCAGGCTCGGGTTGTGCTATATCACGATCATAGTTTGCAAATTGAAACTTGCGTTCCATGCGTACTTCTTTTCTAGACCCAAGAGTACTGCGCTTTGGACGAATCAGAACATCACTGTAGTCCAACTTTACTTCATCTTCAATTCTCATTTAAACCTCTTCGATATCAAAACTTAGTGGGTAACCTGCGGCTCTGCTGTACATTAAACTTTCATTTACTTTTTGTTCAGCAATTTCATAATAATATATACCAGCTATACCTCTGCCATCATTGTGTATTGACAGTGTAATTTGTTCCGCTTGACTTTGATCATGAAAGTAAACATTCTTTAATAACTCAATAACAAACTCCATTGGAGTATGATCATCATTATGAAGCACGACCTGGTATTTACTAGGTCGTGGTATATTCACTCCAATATTTTGAATAGTATTTTGTTGAGTCGATTCCATGTTAATATTTATCGTAAATCATGGGGGGATTTCTCCCCCCACTTTTATTATTTGATTTCAATTTTACGTGGTTTCTTTTCTTCAGGAACAATACGCTCCAACTCAATAAAAAGCATACCATTCGCCATTCTTGATCCATTTACTACTACATCATCAGCTAGTGTAAAGTTACGTTTAAATTTACGCTGACTGATTCCTTTATGAATCCATTCCCAACCTTCTGGCTCCACTTCGCCTTCTGGATTATGTTCAATTGTAAGTACACCTTCTGCCACAGTGATATCCAAATCTTCTTTGGCAATACCTGCTAGTGCAATTTCAATTTGAAACTTGTCTCCTTCACGAACGATGTTGTATGGAGGATAACCTGTGCTGTTTGCATTGTGTTGTACATACTTGAACATATCGTCAAATACTCTATCAAATCCAACAGCGTAGGGGGTTAGTTTATTAATGTCAAGGGTTGTTAATCTATTCATTTGCTATCTCCTTTATTAAGCAAGATTAATGTTAAGTAGACCCATCTTTGGCATCTACAACTTTATTTATACTGGAGGCTTACCGTTGACCTCCGCGGGCCTATTAAGCGGCCATCCTATTCTATGTTACTGTTGTTATTCTAGTCGTCCCACTACATTTCTTGTCTAGCGGGTCTCCTTTCTAGTTACAGTTCGGATCAAAGCACAATGCTTTAAAATACACACTCACTTGCGGTCTTTCAACTCTCGTCCTATGCACAGGAAAGTAGGTGCATCTACTCTGGTGTGTATATTAAAACACTATAATATATGATAGGTGGGACTAAGGATTACCCACAAGCGCCAGCACAGATCCTGTCCATATCCAGCGAAGCCTAGCATTGGATAGTTACTTCCAAAATCTACATCTTCCTGTCTCCAGGCTCATGCAGTGCCACTACAGCTACTAGCCAAGTTACTGCCTCTGTAAGCAGCGTTTCCTTGCACTATCTAACTCAGACCGTCGTCTTTGTTATGTACTTAATATAGTGTATCTAAGACAAGAAGTCAAGAAAAAAATTCATTAAAAAACATATTTGCTATATTTTTATGTGAACTTATACCAGGATGAGGACATGTTGGTTGATCAAGTGTATATTTTATAAAAGTAGAACTTAATTTATTATTGTCTTTTGCAAATGCATATACTGAATCATTGATATCATACGCAAAATCAACATAGTGTTCATGCCATAGTGTATTACTATCAAGAAAATCCACAATGTGGATAGGTATATCACCTGCTATCTTAATTAGTTTAGTTACGTTGTTCTGATAGTCTTTTTCTGTAATACTTGTATTAATTGCATTAACATAGGAATTGTTTTCTTCTATTTCTATTCTTGAACGATAATACCCATATACTAGAATTTTCTTTGGCGGATTTTTTGTTTCTTTAAGCCAATTTTCAAGCAGACGTATTGCAGTCTCAATGCCAGATCCTGCCTTCGCAAAGTTATAAACTGTTTCGTCTATCATTGAATTTAGAACTTCTGGCCATGCTGAATTATCAGGAACACCATCACCAAAAGTTAAACTATCACCAAATACCCAAACTGTTGGTTCGTCACTATCTAAAATAAATTCTTTGTTTGATCTAAAACCCATGTTATTTACTGCGTAACTAATATCTTTTAAAGATTCATAATCAGTAAAATAACTTTTCAATACATCAGGTTCTGCTACCTGACATAATTCATAAAACAATTTATATGCTTGATGATATGTAGTAAAACTAAATGGGTATCGTTTATTACATGCACTGTACGGTTTTACATCAAATGAATGTAGCTTTACATTATCAGTCATAATCCTTTTTTATCACTTTTTTGTCCAGCTATTTTATAACCGTTATCAAATTTACTCATCACATTGTAATGAGCAGCCGCAGTCATCCTCTGAGTTTTTTCATCATAATCA